GCCAATTGTTTCATCAGCAGGTTGTACTCGGCAACAGTAACTTCACCCAAGTTGATCTTGTCGTTCATTCAAAGCACTCCATTAAGGCGTGGGAGGGGTTGGCGCGGGCGGTGCCCACGGTAGCGGAGGTTCCGTTACAGGGCTGACTTTAGCCGCAATTTGCTGCGCGATCTGCTCGTTGACGTGCTCTTCATAACTGCCCGTAACCACCGGCTGAATCCACCCCAGCACGATGGCCTGAGTGAGTTGATCAAACGGCACGAAGTCCGGCTGATCCGGGGTAGGCGTGAAGGGCGTGGCGCCGCTGAAGACGCCAGTGTTGCCGTTCTCGTCCGTGCCGGTCTTGGTCCAGTACGTCTGCACGACGTAGTTGGTTTCGCTGCCGACGTTGGTCACCTTCATGCCGGTGACCGCCCAGGTGTAAGTGATTGCCATGATGTTTCCTTAATGTGCCCGCAGGGCGTTGAGTTCTGCCCGGAGGGCGACAACCGATTTTGCCAATTCCACGCACGCTGCCAAGGCCGCGTTGCCGTAAGCGACGGAGAGATATTCACCGTCCAGTACCGCTTCGGGCAGCAACCCTTGAAGGCTTTGAGCGCCCACACCCACTTGCCGCATATTTGCATCAGTCCGGGTGTAGGTGCCGTTTTTCACCGCAGCCAGACGCTCAACAAAATCCTCCGGCAGTTCAGACCAGTCTTTCTTCAGGCGCTCATCCGAGTATGCGGTGACGTTTGCCGCCATCGTGAGGTTGCCAGACATATCCATCTGGAAGAGGTTTGCAGGTGCAGACCAGCCTCCGATGCGGAGTACGTTGTCCGAATCAAGACCCATGTTGACAGCGTAATAACCGCCGCGATGGAACGCCATGATGGCGCCGGAGCCGTTATCCGAGTACGCTTGAAGCGGCGGATTAGAGCCGGCAGCAGTAGTCGTATTCGACCTAAAGTACCACGTGCTCCAGCAGGTTGCGGAATGCAGGCTAGAAGTGCTATTCGGATTCAGGTAGTACGAGGTGTCGTTGGTATCATAGAAGATCGTCGCGTCAATACGGCTCTGGGCGTACACGCCTTTGTTCAGGTATAGGCTGTAAGTCGAACTTGTGGACGCCGTGCCAATACCCATGCAGTCATTGCTGAGGTGGTAGTACCAATACCACCGATCATTGGCTTCTCGGTAAACGCCACCGTTACCGTTGCTGGCGTACATAAACCCGTTGACGGCGCTGAATGTGCTATAAAAGCCGTCCCACCCGTTGCGGCTACCAACAAGCCTAATTGCCCCATACGAACTAGATGTGTTTGCATTTAGTTCCGCTGCATTATTGTTATTCGGCCAATACAGGCCATAACTAGAGTCAAACTGAATCCAGTTGTTCGGACGGAAGTACGACCCACCGGCCAGGGTCAGGCCGTAGAGATACGAGACGCTTGCCGGATCAACGTAATACCCGGTGTTGCTGCTGTCGTAGAAGATGGGGGCGCGGAAAGACTGATCCGAAGTTGAATACCCACGGATATATACAAAATCACCCGACTCGCCCAGATACATCGTCTGGGCGCCGGTCTGGCTGTACCAATGCTGCGACTGCAACACGTAGAAGGAGCAGTCCCAACGCGGGGAGTTAACCGAGGTATATGTTGTCCACCAGTAGTACCCACGCGTAAGATTTAGGTTTGTTGTACCAGTCGGGTCTACGTAATACCCAGTGTTATCGCTGTCGTAGAAGATGGGGGAGTACGTGCCGCCATTAAATTTGGCAAGGCCGTCTGATGCGCGTATTTCTGCTACAACACTTGGCTGACCAGATGATGTCCCGCTTTCAAAAGTCCATCCGTACCCACCGGCATTTTCGATAAAACTTCTTAGCGCCCAACTGGTAACATACGTACCAGATGGCGCAGTGATATTCCCAGTCGGCCCCGAGCCACCTGCTCCCGCAGGGCTCATGTAGTTACTCCATGCTGTATAACTAGGCGAGTACCAACTTATGCCGCTTTGAGTAGTGGATTCTCTACGCAGGAAAGTAGTAAATACATAAGCAGAGTTTAAAACGCTCGTACTCGCCGGGTCAACGTAATACCCGGTGTTGTTGCTGTCGTAGAAAATGGGGGCGCGATAATCTCCACTGGTGGTGTACGTGCCCGTACCGCCAGTCTTGTTGGTCAGGTTGTTGTAGTCAACCGATCCGGCAGAACCTGCGCTGCCGGTAATATTGATACCCCAAGTACCCGAGGCGTTACTCTGCACAGCCGAAGTAACCGCAGAAATACCTGCTTTGCGATAAAAATTATCTCCGCCGTTGGTGTAGATCAGTTGGTTGATTGTTCCCGCTTCACTGTTCGGGCTACTACTGTTGATGTAGTAGAAATAGGTGTAGCCATTGGCATCTGACCGACCAATGGTGTTGGCGTTACCAAAACTTGTACCCGCAGCAGGAACCGCGCCGTAGGAGCCCCAATTGGTGGCAGTCGTTGCAGTGGTTGCACTTGTTGCAGATGTAGCCGTCGCCGCGTTGCCGCTGATTGAAATGCCCCACGTCCCACTCGCGTTCGTGCCGGTCGTGCTTGGCGCACCAATAGTGTTGTAAGAGACGGTCAGGGCACCGCTGCCGTTGAAGCCGTTGCCCGATGCCGCACCCGCGCCGCTGTTGTTGAACGTGACGGAGTTGCTGACCTGCGTGGCCGTGGTCGAGGTTGTGGAAGTCGTCGCAGTCGCGGCGTTACCCGTGATGTTGATGTTCCACGTACCAGAAGCACCAGAGCCGGTCACAGACGGGATGTCGGTGCCGATCACCAGACCCAGATTGCTGCGGGCTCCAGAAGCATCCGTCGCGCCCGTGCCGCCGTTGACCAACTGAAGCGTGCCGCTGACATGCGTCTGAAGACCAATCTTGCCCCAGGCAGGAGCCGTGCCCACACCACCCGAAATCAGGGCGTTGCCAGTGGCTACGTCAGCCAGTTTGGCCAGAGAAGTCGCCCCGTCTGCGTACAGCAGATCGCCCACCGTGTAGGACGTGATACCGGTGCCGCCGTAGGCTACACCAATCGTTGAGGCATTCCAAGTGCCCGCCGCAAGCGTGCCCACTCCGGTGATGCCGGTGTAGGAGCCAGACAGCCGAGCCACAGGCAACGTGCCCGAGGTGATGTTCGATGCGTTGGTCGTGTCCGTCGTAGCCGACGCAGCCAGTCCTGACACCGCACCCGCGCTGATGGCGATGCCGGTATTGGTTACGCTCGTGACCTGCCCCTGCGCGTTCGTGACAAACACGGGAACCTGTGAGGCGGTGCCGTATGTGCCAGCCGTGCCGATGTTGGCAATGTTGAACGTGTAAGACGGAGACTCGCTCAGCCCTGTGCCTGCCGTGTAAGTGATCGGCGCAGAGAACTGCTGAAAGACAATCGCTGTTGTGCCGATGGTGATCGGAGGGGGAGTCTGCTGGACCCAAGCGGTGTTGACGTTGGCCGTGCCGCTGGTCACCAAGAAAAAGTCACCCTCGTCGATCTGATCGACCCCTGTACCAACGGAGTCAAAGTCTGTAGCGCGGGTTAGGATAAAGGGCGCACCGGGCGAGGAGTTACCTGCCTGAGTTAGCGTATACACGCCGTTTTGCGCGCCGTCAGCTTGGTTCTTGATCAGAATCCGCGTGCCGTTGTCCGCAGGTGAAACGAACGTGTAGCCGTCAACCGTCAAAGCGCCGTTGGCGTTTGCTGTAAGCGTAGCCCCGACACCGCCCGTGCCGTTGTTGTATGTAACAGCAGGCAACGCTGCGGTGGTTGCATACCCCACAGCTTCGTGAAAGTGAATACCCGATGCAATGGCGTCAGCGTACTGCTTGTTAACGATGTCTGTGTTGTTGGTCGGCGTCGTGGAGATCGTGCCCGCCGTGATGTTGGCCGTCGTGATGTTGGCCGTCCCCACCCCGAGCGTGCCGATGTCGAGCACAGTGACAGCGGAGCCCGCTGCATCTAGATAGACCGCACGCTCTGCCGGGTAGGTGACAAATACATCCTTGGTGCCTGCACCAAAGACCACCTTGCTGCCGGAGTTGCTTGACTCAAAGACCGTGGTGCGGGTCAGGGTAGGGCCAGCGGTCGTGTACGTACCGATACCAACTTCCCAGTCACCCGTGGCTGAGTCGTAGATGGCGTAGTAGGTCGTGTTGCCGTTGCCTATGATGGCAAAAGACTGAAACCCGTAGACCGCCCCGCCAAGCGTCAAGTCGGCGGTGCCCGTCGTAGTGGTAACTTCCTTGACCCGATCTTTTACGACAAGTGCCATTTTTGGTATCTCACGATTGGGTTTTCACGACGTTCCAGGGAGTGCTCTGGGCATCGTTAATTGTCGTCCATCCGGGGTTCTGCGGGTTGGATATGGTGCCCCAGTTGGCGTTCTGCGAGTCGTTAATGATTTCCCACAGAAGCCGCGCAGTGATCACATCCACTGCAACCGCGCCGTCAGTGACGATAGCAAAGAATGTGGCAACCGCCAATACAGAATCAGCCGCAGTGGCCTGCTCGGCAACCGTCGCGTTAAAGATAGACGGGGCAACAAGCGTGCTGTCCGAAGCCGTCGCCAACTCAGACACCAAAACGGCAAACGCCACGGATGCTGCGACAGTTTCTGATGCCGTTAAACTCTCGTCGATGAAGACGTTGTAGGTGAGGGTGGCAACAAACGTGTCACTGCCGGTAGCCGTCTCTGCTATGGACGCAAAGAACTGCGCCAACGCCTGCACCGCATCCGATGCCTGGGCAGATTCAGAGATTGTCGGAGCAAAGTCGGCCAGAGCAGAAACCGTGTCTGCGGAGGATGCGGCCTCAGATACCGACACCGCAAAGTCCACGAGAGCAGACATGGTGTCTGAGCCCGAAACAGTGTCGGCCACACTGGCCTGAAAATCCACCAGAACTGAAACCTGATCGGCCCCAGTAACCAACTCGCTTACATCTGCCGAGAAGGTGGACTCGGCAACTGCGACCTGATCTGCCGCAGTAATCTGCTCGTTCAGGTTGTCAAGAAAATCGGCGACGGCTGCAAACGCCGCAGATGCCGAAGCCGAATCCTCTACCGATGCATCAAAGGCAACACCGCCCCCCGCCGCAGCAAACGGCGCCTCCGCGAAGGCGGTTACCCCAAACACAAAGCCCTAGCCTCAAGCGGCATCGAGGCTGAAGGTGTAGGTCACATTCAGCGTGTCGCCTGCCACAACCACGCGGTCGCCGGGAGACTGGAAGTCTGCTTCGGAGAACAGCACACCAGACGTGCCAGAGGCCACCGTGCAGAGGAACGCACCGGCCACCGTGCCGCCACCGCCCGTGATGCTGAACTGCGAAGGAGAGGCCGAGTTGCTGATCACCGAAGGATCAGCCGTCGTAGCCGTACCGAACGTCACAGCCTTGCGCGAGCCAGAGTAGTTGGTGAACTCAGTCCAACCAATGTGCGAAGCCAAAGTGTCACCCGCAGCGTAGGCCGTACCCGAGCCGGGGCCAGTCACCAGACCAAGGAAGAATCCAGCCGTGTAAGTGCTGCCCTTGAAGTACTGGGTGTTCATGTCCTGCAAACCTTGGTTGACCACCAAGTTGTGCATCTGGTCTTCCCACTTCAGGTTGCCGTCCTTGTCGAAGCACTGAACGTGGAAAACGCCGCCGCCACGGGCAGCGTCAGTGAAGCCTGTCTTGGCGACAAGACCGGCAGACACAGCGTCTGAAGATTGGGCCTTGGCAATGATCATGATCGCTCCTATGCAATGCGAATGATGGCGTTGGTGCTGTCCGCAACGGGGAACTGCACTTGAAAAGACGTGACAGCGGTTTTGTCACTGCCGAAGTCAAGAACGCAAACAGTGGGGTTGCCCCCACCAACCTTGTAGATCAGCGCCCCACGGCAGGTGAACGCCGCAGGATTCCACGTAGCGTTGGCAAACGACAGGTACGCAACCGTGTTGTTGGGGTCTGGACCAGTCGTGGGCGCTACAGAAACCGTGATGATCTCGCCACCTGCGGTGTAGCCACCACCGGTAGGCACTTCGTTGGCCGAAGTGTATGCAGCCGTAGTCGGCCCAAGCGTGGCCCCACCCGTGTAGAGCGCCATCTTGAACGTGTCAGTGCTGAAGTTGAACTGGCCCGAGGCCATGCCCACCTTGAACTGATTGGTTGCACCCTGGTCGATGGGCATTACTGGACACCTCTATTCTGAGGTAGCGGGGGCACACGGGCCTGTCCGCTGCGGTACGCATCGCTGCGCTCCAGACCATCACCCAGACGCTTGGCCATCGCCAGTGCTTCCATGTACTTCTGGTTGTAGACGCCCATCATGTCTTGCTCACCCTTCATGTAGGTGTAAGCCTCAACCAGTGAGCCGTACAACAAAACGGTGTCGAAGTTGTCGCCCAACCACGTACGCCCATCAGCCGCCACAGTGATCGACTCGGGGTAGTAGTAATAGTGCAACTCGACGTTGTAGACCGCGTTTGGCGTCGGGCCAAGGATGAACGTCAACTCGTCCGTAATTATTGGCGATGGGTCGTTCGTCGTGGTTGGCCCAAACAAAGCGTAGTAGCGCGGAATACCAACATCCGTCGTCGGATTGGGATACGCCTGCCGAATGAAGTTCACGTCCTTGTTCAGCAAGTACTCATAGTCGCCGTTCGGAGCGATGACAGCCAACGAATACGCCGACAAGAAGTCTCCAGGGCAGGAAAGGTACTTGTTGGCCGACGACGTGACACCCGTGACGTTCTTACGCAGAGACGGGAACTGCACCGAGTTGTAGATGCGCTGCTCAGCCTGACGGACGAACACCGGAATCTCCGCCTCAAAGGAGGAGTCTTGGTTCTCCGAATAGGCGATGATCGCCGCTTTCAACTCGTTGTAGTTCACTTTTTGGACTTCCCGCCAAAAATTCCCAAATCAGCCCATCGGGCCGCGAGCCATCGTGCCTTTGGTAGCGCAACCGGTGCCACGAATCTTGATGCCGCTGGTCTTGGTCGGCTTGTACTCGTTGGAGTGCAGGTTGGCCACGGACACGTCCATGCGCAGCGCCTTCTTGATGTCGTCAGCGCCAACAACCGGTGTGGCCACCGGCTTGGGGGTCTTGTAGGTTGCCATGTCAGACACCTTTCTGCTTGCGGCCAGGGTTCATCTGGTTGGCGACCTTGGCCAGACCGCGACCCATCTTCAGCATGTCGCTGTTGGTCTTGCCACCAGCACGCATTCCTTTTACGGCGGGATCGGGATGTGCACCCTTACCCTTGGCCATGTGCTTCTTCAGCATTTCTTTAACGCCTGCCATTTTTCGCTCCTATGCCGTCACAACTGTGACTGTACCAATTTGGATGGTTAATACAAGGTTATTGGGCGTCAGCCCAGCATCGGGGCCACGCGAACCACCAACCGGGTTCCAGCCCCACTGGAAGTCCCGACTGCCTTCGCTCGGGAACCCCACCGCTTCCTGCGTGGTTGCCGTTGTGTCCACAACCTGCAAGCCCGTATTCCCCGACTGCACATAACTCAGATCAGGACGCGGGTTGCGCAAGCCTTGCGGGTCATCGACCGGGTACATGCCCAACTGCAACTGCGGTTGGTCGGGGTCCCAGCACATGGGGCAGACCAAGAGGTTGTAGGTCTTGGTCTTGATAACTTCCTTGCGCAGTTGCGTGAGCTTGAACCGAAAGTCGCAGCGGTCACACTGCGCAATCGCATTCTTGCCTGACGCGAACCGGTTACCCATTTAGGTACCGCTCCCGATGAACATCTGCCGGGGCACGAACCGCACCGCTGCCTTCTCTTGATCCTCACCTGCAGCAGTCTGCCAAGCCTCGTCGTACTGTTCTTTAAGTACCTGCAACCGGCTCAACCCATCAGGCACCTTCAGCGCGATGTAGTACGCCAGACCAGCCACAAGGCAGGGCAAGAAACGAAACGGCACGTCCATCGTCTTGACGCCCCCACCGGCGTCCTGCAGGCGGCGCAGGCGCCAGTACACGAACTGGTAGGTCGTGCCCGGATTTGGCGTTGGCCAGACGGTGATGCTGTTCTTCTGCGACAGGATGATGGCCGCACCAGACGAGTGGCCTGCGGCAGTCGTGCCGCCCTGGCCACGGGCGCAGTTCAGCAGCAACGCCGGGTTGCCGCCACTAGCGGGCTGCACCTCGTTGAATGCAATCAGTTCGTTGTCGATCTTGATGAAGCCAGCGTTGGGCACACCGGCGAGCGAGGTAATTGGGATGGACGTGGTGTTGTCCAGAATGGTGGCCTGCAACGTCCCAGGAAGCACGGAGTCCTGGCCCGACAGCTTCTGAATCCAGACCTGAATGGGTCGGCCTGTGATCAGCTTGTTGGGGATCGTGGCGTAGGTGCTGACGCTGATCCGGGTGATGGTCAGGTCGGCTTGGTTATTGGGGACGTTGGCGTTGGTGCGGATGACGTGGTCGAGCAAGTCCACCGTGTCGTCCGGCAGCGCGTAAGTCGGTTGACCAGTAGCCAGGGTGATGACGTTCTGCTCGAACGTCCACATGTTCACGCCCCGGTTGCCCCAGTCGGCAAAGAGCAAGTTCAGGCTGCGACGGGCCGTGCGCAAGTCATAGCCGGTGCGCATCTCGCCACCAGCACGCTCGAAGGCTTCCTCGACGATCTCATTGAGGTCGAGGTCAAACGCAGCTACGCCTGAAGTTGTCACGTCGGTACGCCTTTAGAGGAAGTTTTATCCCTGAAAGGAGTTTGGTCCTTGACCCCCAACTCCTTGTTGACCGCCAAAACCGCCGCCCATTTGATTCATGAACCCGCGACTACCAAAGCCGCCACCGAACCCACCGCCGAACGGACTTGCGCCACTTTGCGGGTTGTAGCCGCCAAAGCCTTGACCGCCGCCCATCATGGGGTTAAAGCCGCCGCCAAAGCCGCTACCCATGTAAGGGTTGAAGCCGCCACCAAAACCACCAAAACCGCCGCCCATGTAGGGGTTAAAGCCGCCGAAGCCACCACCAAAGCCACCCATCATGGGGTTATAACCCATGCCGTAGCCGCCCATTTGGCTGAACAGACCGCCCAAGCCACCCATGAAGGGGTTGAACTGCGGTTGCTGAAACTGCTGGTATGGGTTGAACTGCTGGAATTGCTGGAATTGCTGATACGGGCTGAACCGCTGTTGCTGCTGCATACCTGCAGGCGGTGAGACAAGGGCTTCAGGCAAATCTTGCGTGCGCGCAGGCGGCGGAACGCGATATTCAGGTAATTTGAGGTTGGCAAGCATCTGCTGACCTTCGGGGGTCATCGCGTCGCTACTCAGCCCGGCATTGCCCGAGGGCATAGAACCAAGAGTTTGACCTCCAACCGTTCTTGCAGCATTAAAGGACGGGAAACCGGGTATCCCCGACACCATTCGGTTGTAATCGTCAACTCGACCTGCGTCACGAACTGCAAGCTGCGGTGTAACCTGAGCCTCTGCGCCCTGCACCATCCCGGGCACACGTGCGCCATAAAACCGCCGCTCAAACTCGGCAATAACTCTAGGGTCGGTACCCGGTGCAAAGCTGCTCATCTGAACCTCGCTGTTTTCTTAGCAATAGCCTTGGGTTGCGCTACAAACTGCTTGCCGGAGGCTTTGCCTGCTCGCTTTGCTCGGGTTGAGGCGGCGTACTCTTGGGGCGAGAGAGCCTTGATCGCAGCTTCTGGAAGGTATCGCTCACCAGTTTTACTAGACGGTTTACCACTCTTGGTCCTCCACTTTTGGGCGGTCCAATCCTTCAGCGACTGCTGAGGCTTTTTAGTCACGGTACCCGCCGCCTTTGGCCTTGTACTGCTTGGCCAGAAGCTGCGCCTTGCGGGCGCTCCACTGACCTGCCGCCGTGCCCTGCGTGGCTTGGCCTTTGATCTTGTTGAACAAAGCCTTGCGCATACCGGGCTTGGTGTAGTTGCCCGCCTCGTTGACCTTGGACTTGGTGGTCCCGCCTTCGGCGTACATGTCAACGTCGTTCGGGTCATCCTTGCGTCGGATGACCTTCTTCTTGGGCATCTTGGAGGGGGCGATTGCCCCCATCCCCCGGCTCG